GGAGAATGTATTCTCACAGTAATCCTGAACGGCGGTGACCAGCTCGTTGTATGTCATGCCATTGGGCCTCGTGCCATCACGCCTTTGGTAGCGCAACCAGTACCGCGCACCTTGATGCCGCTGGTCTTGGTGGGCATTCCTTCTGGCTTATTGCTAAACGCGCCGACACTCATGTTCACCGTGTCAGCGCGGCTGCGGTTGGGCTCTTTGCCGGGATTGGTTTGAGTTTTTACAACCTTGCCGTCCATTGTGTGCGGCTTGGCATAAACGCTGGCGTCGCCAACTTCTTTGCCCATCATTTTCTTGCTAAAAGTTGCCATGATTAGCCTCGCTTTTGGTTCATTGCCCGAGCCATATTGCGGCCAACTGCACGCATAGCCTGACCTGTAACGCCAGCAGTTTTCTTGCCGCCCATAGTTTCTTTGGCTATTGGGCCGCTATTGCCCAAGTTTTTGCCTTCAGTTTTGCCCTTTTTGGCAATGCCGTCTGCTGATCGTGTGTAAGCCATGTTTAAACTCCTTCAAGATATAGATACTGTACCAACAAATGTAGTTGCCACCAAGTTATTTTGCGTTAAACCGCTATCAAAATTACTAGATCCACCTACTGGATACCAACCCCACTGGATGTCTCGTGATCCGCCCGACAAATTACCGTTTGCGTTTACACCAGACGTCACGTATGTTGTATCTCTACGCGGGTTGCGTAGGGCTTGAGGATCATCTACCGGAAACGTACCAAGCATCAACTGCGGCTGATCAGGATCCCAGCACTCCGGGCAAACCAAAAGCTGATACTCGCGTTGCTTGATAATTTCCGTGCGCAACTTCTTCAGCCTGTACTGCTGACCGCAGCGATCACATTCAGCAATCGCTATTTTGCCAGAAGCAAACCGATTACCCATTTAATTACCGCCTATGAACATGCGACGCGGCACAAACCGCACGGCAGCCTTTTCTCTGTCTTCCCCGGCGGCAATCTCAAATGTCTCGTCGTAGATTTGCTTGAGCATCTGAATGCGTGGCATCAGCTCAGGAACCTTGACTGCAATGTGGTACGCCAAGCCAGCCACAAGGCATGGCAAAAAGCGGAAGTTCATATCAGCCGTCTCAACACCAGCGCCAGCATCCTCAATGCGGCGCAGTCTCCAGTAGACAAACTGATACGGAGTGGAGTTGTCAGGCGTGGGCCAGACGGTTATGGCTGGAAGTTGTGGGACAAACACCGCCGTACCGCTTGTGTGCGAGGCTGCGGTTGTATTGTTTTGACCGCGAAACACGCCACCAAGGGTATTCCCTGATACGTACGTGTAGTAGATGTCTTCCGAATCAATGCGCAAAAATCCCGATCCGGCTAACCCAACCACCGTGTTAAGCGTGATCGTTGTGGCTGTAGAGGTAATGGCTCCGCTGAGTGTTGACGAAGTAGGGTTAGTCTCACCAGATAACCGCTGAATCCATACCTGAATCGGTCTCGCCTGCTGTAGCTTGTTTGGGATGGTTGCATACGTGGAAACGCTGATGCGCGTGATAGTCAGGTCAGCCTGAGTGGAGGCAGTGTTTTGACCCGTACGAATGACGTGCTCAAGCAAATCAATGGTGTCTGTAGGCAGGGCATACGTTGCCAAGCCCGGAGTCAGGTTGATGATGCCCTGCTCCATCGTCCACATGTTAATGCCCTTGTTCTGCCACTCAATGGTCATCAGGTTCATTGACCGACGAGCTGTACGCAAGTCATAACCCGAACGCATTTCCCGGCCCGCACGCTCCCATGCCTCCTCGGCAATCTCCGTGAAGTCCATATTGAAGAGGGTGGAGCCGGTAGTGGTCATCTAAAACTCGCTGTCTTTTTGGCGATGGTCTTGGGCTGGGCTACAAATTGTTCGCCCTTGGCCTTGCCAGCGCGTTTGGCTTTTGTGGTGGCCGCATACTCTGCGGGGCTAAGCGATTTTATTGCCTTTTCCGGCAAGTAACGCTCACCTGTTTTTGAAGACGGCTTCCCACTCTTGGTGCGCCATTTCTGGTCGCCCCAGTCTTTAAGAGATTGCTGAGGAGCTTTCACGTTAGTCCCTGTAGCCGCCGCCAGCAGCTTTGTATTTCTTGGCTACAAGCTGAGCCTTACGGGCCGACCATTGGCCTGCCCCAGTGCCCTGCGTAGCAGCAGCCTTGACTTGACTCACAATCCGCTTACGCAGCTCTGGCTTTGTATAGTTTCCAGCCGCGTTGACTTTGCCGCCTTCAGCGTACTGCGTGAAGTTGGTGTTATCCCGGCGAGCTTTACGTTTACCGGAAGGCATTTTGCTTGGGAGTACAGCTCCCATTCCACGGCTTGCCATCATTTTTTACCGCCTTTTTTGGCTAGAAACAGCTTATCGACCATCTCTATCCGCTGGGGCTTGGTTGTAACTTTATTGATGATGGCTAGGCGCTTGGGCTTGCTGGCCCCTGCGTCATAAAAGCCAGCACTCTTTAAAGACTTAACCACTTTCCCAGCGGGTTTTGAGGTAGCCATATCAGCACATCCCGCCATTTTTCATGGTAATCATTGTGCCTTTGGTCTTGCCTTTAGTCGCGCAACCGTCTGCGCGTTTAGATGCTGAGCCAACTTTGCCGCCCTTGGCATAAGAATCACCCATTGGATTAGATGTTTCGCCTGTATTGCGACTTCTATTCTTACCTTCTTTCATAAGCATATCAGCGCCTTTATTTGCATACCGGCCAGCATCGCGCATAGCACCCATAGTCGGATTTGCGGAAGAGATTATCTCCAGTGCCTTCTTGGCTTTCTTTGCCTCATCCGAATCCATTGCCTCTGATGCTGCTGTTTTTGCGCGAGATGCCATGTTTTTTAAAGTGCCAAAAGTTACATCGGCTTCTGGCATAGCTGAGTCATAAGCTTTTTCGGCAGCTTTGCGCATTTTTTCATCGCGCATTTCCATAATGCGATTTCCAATATCACCACCCTCATTAAATTTAAGTTTTTTCATGATGTTTCCTTAACAAATTTTGCAACGTGTTTTACCTTTAGTGGCGATGCCATCACCGCGCTTAGATGCGCTAGAGACGGAACCGCCACGTTTAAACTCAACATTTGACTCATCGTCATCAAACTTTTTGGTTCTCTTTGATGGAGTCTTAGAGGTGGAGGTAAATTTTGTCTTGGCCTGACCGGCTGCTAAATCGCGAGACCGCTCGGCCTTGGTTTTGGCTGCAAGTTGTTTTGCTGCAACAGCTTTTTCTGCGGCAGAAACTGAATAGTCTTTAAACTCATCAGCCAAGTTCCGATCAATACCCTCTTCAACGTCGCTCTTGAGCGCAGCACGTTTTTTAGCACCTTGCTGAGCCGCTTTGCGGGCATCAAGCATTTTTTTGCCCTTGTAAAACGCCCCGGCTGCTCCGGCACCAACCCCAGTTGCCGCCAGTGCGTTTTTAATCTGACGTTCTGTATCGGACATTGGCTCAGTTGCCTCGCCAACGACTGGCTTTGTACTTGAACCGCTAGGTATTTGAGACGCAAGACTTGATGCGGGAGCTTTGCCACTTCCACGTTCGTAAGTTTTTGTGGTTGGCTGCGCACTCGTCATTGGATAAGCGGAAGTTTTGGTGGGCGCAGACTTAGTAGGAGCAGACGGTTTGGCAACCCGAGTCTTGTTAGCGTCGTCGCGCATTTTTTCCAAAATAGCACCGCCGCGCTCTTCATCCATTTCTCTTTGAGTACGCATACGGCCTTGGGCAAGGTCTTCTTCCCCGCGCATAGTACCCGTAGAGGCAGTAGACATAGGGGTAGTAGCCATAGGAATTGGTACGCGCTTCTCTACTGGTGTGGCAACGCGATCTTCCACTGGAATACGTTCGGCGCGGCCACGGCCAGCACCAAAACGGTTGTAAGCCTCAGAGCCCTCTTCGTCGATGTTGCCCATGCGGAGGCGCTCAAAGAATCCAACCTTGTCATCTTTGGACGCCTCAAGGCCGGCGTCTTTGTCAGACAAGCCGCCTTGTTCAAATCGTTTTGGTTTCTTTGTCGCCATGATCACTCCTTAGCAGGTTTTGCCGCCACGGGCCATCTTAACCATTGCGCCTTTGGTTTTACCTTTAGATGCAACGCCATCTGGTGTTTTGCCAGTCTTGACGGCACCCATCTTAGAAGCGGTCATGCCGCCTTTGGCAAGCTTAGTCATAGGCTCGCCTTTGTGTAAACGGCCTTCATGCTTGTTTACGGCCTTTTGCATCATGCCTTTGTCTTGCTTCATGTCTGCTTTAGCCATGCCGCCTTTAGCCATCTTGCCTTTGCCGTCAGCAGCAAAGTCGGGAACCATCTTGCCGCCCTTGTTGACCATAGTCATGCCACCGTCTGCGTAACCTTTTTTCATGTCGCCACCTTTAGAAAATTTGCGGCCCTTGTCCGCGTTAGAAAAATCCTTGCCCACAGACTGTGGGACGCCGGCCTTCTTGGCAAACGATGGGTTGTTAGCCACCGCTTCCATGAAATTATGTTGTTTTTTACTCGTGCTGGGCATTGGTGCCTCTCAAATTGTCAATCTTGCGCTCAAGTCGGTCAAAACGATCCAGCAACTGCTGCATATCCGCGCGGAACTCAGCACGGGTGATGTGATCACGCGCAACTTCTTCGCGGGTCTTGTTCAGCAAAATGCTGAGCCGATCCAGCTCGTCAAACTTGCCTTTGAGCAAAAAGCCCATAACGGCCACAATGGCACTCAGGGCTGCGTTCCAGAGCATCATTTCCATGTCAGCACTTCCATCGCGCCAGCGACGCAGCTTTACGAGTGGGCTTGCCCTTCTCGTCTTTCATAGGCCCCGGCATACCAGACATGCGGGCGCAGAAAGAATCCTTGCGCTTGCCGCCTTGAGGCTGGGGAGCCTTAAGGTTGCTGCCGGTGGCTGCGTTGTACTTGGCGCGACCTTTAGCAGTCAGGCCGGCACCTTTAGATGCAGGGAGCTTCTCGCCACGGCCTATGGCAAGTGATGGGGTCTTCTTAGCCATTGACAACTTTCAAGCGGGAGTTGTAGATGTTTTCCAGCATCGGCATAACAACTTCCTCTCGGAAGTCGCGTGTAAACGTTTCTTGGCCTACGTGAGGGAGACTAATGTCCACGTCAATGTAGATTTTAAAACCCATCTGCGTTGCTCTATCGCAAAACAGGTAATCCTCGCCCACATACTTGCCGTCCACGATGGCAAAGTCGAACACCGCCGACATTTTCTCTGTTGGGGATTTCTCGTAAGTCCACTCTGGATGTGCTTCTACCAACTGTTCAATGACGTGGCGCTGGATCAGCATGAACCCCGTAGGCGCACGTTTCAACCGCATCAAGGAGCCTTCAAACTCCAAGTCGCCGTTGTCGTCGAAGTACACATCCGCAAAGAACTTGGCATCCTTGGCCCTGCGTGGATACGCGCCAGCAGTAACGTCTTTGTCGCCGCTTTGAGCCATCAAACGCAGAATATCGTCAGGTGCAACCACCACGTCTGCGTCAATAAATAGAAGCTCAGTGCAGTCCGTCTTTAAAAACTCATGCACCAGAGCATTACGCGCCATCGTGATGATGGAGCAGTTGGACAAATCAGACAACGTGACGGACACGCCAAGACTCATTGCCTTGGGCATTAACTGCGCCAGTGCAAATGCGGTCTTGATGTTCAGCTTGCCGTCATAAGCGGGGATGCCTATAAACAGCTTGCGTCCCGTCAGGGTTGCCTGTTTTGTTTCAGCCATAGTAAATGTTTGCAGAAAGCAAGTTACTCATGCTCAAGTAAATGCCGTTTTGAACAAGCATCCCCTCTCCGGGGATCAGCGCAAAATTACCAAACAAGTCAGAAGCACCAGTATCGTAAGTGGCAAGCCACAAAGATGAATATGTTGCCGCTGTTCCGGCAGCTACAGTTCCAGAGTTAATGTCTGTAACTGTAAAAGTGTTTGCGCCAGTGCGTGTAATTGTGTAGTTACCGTTTGTGCCGGATGACCCGCTTGCTGTTGCAAACGTAATTCCGACTACATTTCCAGTAACCAGTCCGTGGGCACTCTTAGTTACAGTAATAAGAGTACCCGCCCGCTCATATGTCGCTGAGACAGGTGCTGTAGTGGTATCAAAGATGTCTAGTGTTCCAGCCGTAGCCGTACCAACCATAGAAATAGCTTTGAGCCTGTTTCGCCCCAAGACAACAAAACCAGAGTTGTTAAGGTGTCCTGATTTAACGTCAGTTTGCATTGACATAATTAATCTCCTGTAAAACAGGGGCCGAAGCCCCTGAGATTAATTAAGCAGATGCGGGGAACTGAGTGCCGTTAGAGTCGGCAACCACGTACATGATTGTGTACTGCACAGTACCGGCAGTCACCGCAGCGACTGTTGGAGTCATTGTGGCAATGATCTTAACGTCTGTTGGGCCAATACCAATACCGTTAGGTGAGGCTGTAGACGCTGCACCGCACCATGCGCCCAACTTAGCGGCCGCGTTGCTGATGGCAGCGCGACCCTGAGCTGTCACGTCTGTAGCAGCCCAGTACAGGGCGGCTGTTGTGCCATCACCAATACTTACGTTAGCGGCAGTAGAGCCTGTAAACGCAACAGTGGTGTCGATGAAGATGTCAACGATTTGAGCGCCAGCAGGCAACACGCAGATGGTATCAGTAGTCGCAGAAGCGGCTTGGCCTGTGTAGTTCTTTTTGAATGTCTGAGAAACGACGGTCGCGCCGCAGTTCTCAATAGTGCCAACAGTGGTGCCGGTTGTGTTGCGGACAGTGCCGAGCAGCCAAGGGCCGAGGTGAGTAGCGAATCCCATGATTTATCCTTCATGCAGTTTTAGGTGTATCAATCTTGCATGATGTCTGCCGGGACAGTTTGATACACCGGAAAGCCCGGATTGGGTTCAATATATCACACTGTTTAAACTATTGCAACAAAAAAAAGGCTCCCGAAGGAGCCTTTTAGCGGAGCCGGAGCAATTAAGCGCCGGGTGAGCCGAAGATACCCAGTGGGTCAGACACGCCGAACGAATAACGCTCACGGGCCTTGTAGCGGACGTTACCAGTGTCGAAGTCGCCGTCCATGCTGTTTTGCAGCGGTGTACGAACAAAGTGCTTCAAACCGTTAGGCACGTCAGTCAACAAGAACCAAGCGTTGGTGTCTGTCAAGAAGTGGTTCACGGCGTAACCGCCGGGGATAGAACCGTTGTTCTTGATAGCGTTGATGTCGTTGTCGGTTGTGCCGACGCGGAGTTCAGTTTCCAACAAGCGGGTTGCAACGAATTGCAATGCTGGTGGAATGATCAACTTGGTGGGTTTTGCTGCGATCAGCAAGCTGCGCTCGTCTGTCCAAGCAGCGATTTGAATAACAGCGTTTTCCAACGATGTTTCGTTCAAATCAGCGGCAGTGGAAGGACGGTTGCTGTTAGTGCCACCAGAGATCAGTGGGTGAGCTGTAGAGCACAGGGACACGCCGTCACCGTAAGTTACGCCGGCAGCGAATGCGTTGTTCAACACAAAAGCGGCCTTAACTTGCTTGGTGTAAGCCATACCACGGGCCAAAGCCTTGGTGTAGCGGCTGGAGAGGCTGTCATACAAGTTATCTTCCACAGCTTCCTCTGTGATGGCAAAGCCCATCGCAATGGTTTCGTGGGTGTAACGTGCAGTCCATGCTTCTTGTGCGTTGTCATAAGCGATGGCGGAGCCTTCGTTCTTGACAGGTGCAGCAGAGAAACCAGACAGTTTTGTTTCCTCTTCAAAGCTACGCTCCGAGGTTTCGGTTTCGTAGATTTCCTTGTGCTCTTCGCCGTACTTAGCGTACTCCAGACCAAACAAAGCGTTCAGACCGGGGAGCAACTCTTTCAGTAGTTGTGCGCGTGAAATAGCCATGATTTAGCTCCTTAGATACCGGTGGTATTGTTGTACTGCGCGGTGTTGAACTTAACGAGAAACTCGAAATAAGTTGTAGCAGCCACGTTGGCATTGCCAGTCGCAGTATCGGGAACAACGTCGATCACACGCACGGGCAATGTGTTCGTGGTGTTGGCGGAAGAACCGTCAATACCGTAGAACGAGTCGCCTGTAGTGGTGGAGCCAGTTGTGGCAACCAAGGCCACGTTAGCGCCAACAATCGCACGGGTGTACGCTGTAGGAACTGTAGAACCTGCAACAGTAGCGCAGACCTTAAATGCAGCCATTGGATCATCCACAACAAAGGCAAAAGCCATGTTGGTGGTGGTCGATTGGGCAGCAGGATAAAACTGGCTAAACGTAGGCTGGCTCAAAGAGTTGATGTAAGAACAACCAACCAACACACCAACAATACTGCCCGAATCGGTTGTACTAGCAGCCACGATGTAGCCGTTAGTGTCGATCTTGACGGTGTCACCGTTTAGGATTGCTGTTGCGTAGGCGGGTGCCACGGGGATTTGACGGATCGCTCCGGCGTAAGGCAGGCCGTCAATTCGATTGACTGGCTTGAAGCCGTACGTCTTGTCAATGGTAGGATATGCCATCTTAAGACTCCAAAAAAGTTAAATACCTTTACCGAAAGTTACCTTTGTAGTTCGCTCTTTGAAAAGCGGCATACGGGGGTCACTCTCACGCATGTAGCTGTTATCCACTGACTGCATCTGAGCATCGGCCTGTTGACCAAAAAACTCAGCACGCTGGTCAATAAACTCAGCAGGTGTTTTGCAAAGAAGCAGACCGCCCACGCAGATTGAGTCCGGGAATCGACCGTTGGTCTCCCCAAACAACTGAATCTCAGGGTGATCGGACGCCTTTACAGGTTCCCATCCCTCACGGAGTTTTGATGAAATGTTACGCGGATCTTCTGCGTTCATGGTGCTCACACGAATCCAACGATAAGCATACCCAGCCTCCGGAACGGGGTCAGGCAGAAGCTGTGCAGGGGCCCATTTTGTGGGGCGAGCTGCAATAGCCCGTGTATCGAGTTCACGCTTTGTTCGAATTTGTTCCGTCATTTTCATTTCCTCATTTCTTCCGCAACCTTACGAGCATAGAGTTCCAAAGGAACACCCAGCCGCTTGGCGATTTCGACCTGCGATTTGGTAAGTACGACCTTTCGGGGCGCAGTACTCCTCGTTGCCGGTGCGACAACATTCGACTTGCGCGGGGAAGAATTAGCATCCCCCGGTCTTTCAGACTCGAATACATCCGAAAAACGATCCCGCATTTCAGTGTCAACACGTTTAAAGTATTCTTCACTTCCTGCGGAAAATCCTTGACTAACCAGCTCATCATGAAGACCTAACGCATAAGCCGTCATTTTCTTGTTTGGCCCAAACCACTGATTTTTTTCAGTCCAAGCTTGGGTTTTATCGTCCAAACGCTGCGCTGGTTGCACTTGAGGCAGTTGTATCTCATTTTTCTGCTCCTGTAAAGGGGCAGGCTTAAAATTGTTTACACGCTCAGCCTTCATTTGTACTGCCGTCATCTCTTGCTGAGCTGCCGTCAATGCATCTGCGTCGCCACTTTCGTAGGCTTGTTTAAACTTGCGGCCAACCTGTTCCAACTCATTGGCAACTACTTTCTTTGCCTGCTCAAGCAATGCGCTCTGCCCTTGATGCAGAGAACCTTTAAGCTTCTTGTTCTCTTCAACAATGGCCTGCGCGATGCGAATCGCTTCGTCCTTTTCCCGCTGAGCGGTCTCTTTGGCTCGGCGTTCTTCGTGGTAGCCCTTACCCAAGTGCGCCAACCGGGCTTTTAAGCGCTGGTCGGTGTATTTATCAAGCTCTTCATCGGTGACATCCTTTGGCGGCTCCGCCATTGGGGATCGGTTTCTGTCCCTATCCGGCGTGTCATCAATGACTTCAATTTCCGGTTCGGCTTCAATAGGATTTTTGTCCTCTTGCTCGTCCGGAAATTCAAATTCTGTTTTTTCAATTTCGGCCATGACCATTCCTTACATGTGAGGGCGTTGAATGCCACGGGGGTCTTCGACCACCGCTTCAACACTGTCGTCATTGATCAATCGCCACTCAGTGCCATGAATCTTCATACGAGTGCCGGTATTGGGCCGAACAATTACAAAATCGCCCACCTTGCAGCTTGGGCCGCTTGGGAAACGTTTTTCGTCTTTGAACGCATCTGGCCCAATTTTTGCCACAAACAACACGGAGGACAGGAGTTCTTCGTGGTGCATGGCTGTTGCAGATTTCAAAATACCAGTTTCACTGTATTCATCTTCTGCCTTGGGCAACATACACAAGAGATGGAATGTTGCTGGATCTGGGACTTGTTTGGCTTTCTCTTCAACTGTTTTGTTGAGAACCCCCGACAAGTCCACCGCTTGGACATCAAAGTTAGTCATCGTCGTTTACTTTCAATTTGCGCACGAGGTCACCAATTTCCAACTGCGCGGTCTGGAGACCTCGGATAAACCCGCACAGTTCTCGGTAGGCGGCGTAGTCGTTAACCGCGCCCCCAGCCAAAGCTTCAATATGACTTTCTTCATGCTCCTTCAACTTGCGTTGTAGGAGGCCCATTACTGTATTACTCATTTGTTTTCTCCAGCGGTTTAAGGGTTGCTTGATCCCGGTTTTCGGATTTAGCCCAAACTCTTATGTAATTACACACAGGATTATTTTGGCATTCTTCGCATTTTGGCTTATTGGCACTAAAGTTATTTCCATGACTGCGGTAAAGGTAAAGAACTTTTTGCAAACGCTTTATGCCGTCTGGAAACTTTTCGGCAATTTGCATAAACAAATCCCCATCAATGCACCCGGTGTTAAGCGTTAATTGCTCGTTATATCCCTGAATAACTTCAAATACACTGGCCCTATACATCCCAAAATGCCTCCAGCCATGCTGGTGTAGGGTTGTTTTGTTGTATGTTTTGCTGGCGGAATACAGCTCAACATTGCCCTTTCTGTCAATTTGGGCGATATCCGAGTAGATAAACATTATTTTGGGATTAACCTCAAATGCCAAAACCATTTCGTCTACGGAATACCGTTCCAACATGTCATCAGAGTCAAGGTGAGCCCGCAATTCCCCGGTTGCCAAAGACGATGCTTTCATCATTGTGAAGTGAACCCCGTAATTCTCAGGTTGGCGAAATAATTTAATTCGCTCGTCCCCCTTGATTAGTACGGTTGCCAGCTCAAATGACCCGTCCGTTGAAAAATCATCTACGATAATGAGCTCCCAATTCTTATATGTCTGGGCTTGTACGCTTTCAATTGCCGCCTTAATGTAGGCCACATTATTGTAAGACGCCATTAAAATTGAGACGGTTGGTTTTTGCATGTTAATTGCTTTCTCCGTTCCCTTGATTTAGTTTGATCTGCGCCATTTGATCGGCGTGCGACAGCTTCTGGGCGTGCACTTGTCCGCCTTGGGCCATCTGCTGCTGGGCCTGCATTTGTTGCATTTGCAACTGCTGTTGCTTGCCGGCCATCTCAATAGCATGGGCCTCTTGCATCTGGCTGATCTCCATTTGCAAGCGCATCGCTGCCAGAGCGGGGTCTTCGCCATTCTTCCGGGCTGAGTCCTGCGCCTTGAGGCCGAGCTCTTCTGCTTTGAGTTGCAAGTCGCCACGAACCTTGGCGGCTTTGGTGTCGGCATCTTGTTTTCTGATCTTGAGCTCTTCCATTTGCATTTGGATAAGAGGATCTTGCGCAGATTCCTGCGCTTGTTTCTGTGCAGCCTCGCCCTTGCTTTGGGCAAGAACTTGCTGGGAAGCAATTGCAACCATTTTTGCCAGCATGACCTCGGCATCCTCCGGGAGATCCGTGTCTGGAGCGGGCATAGGAACGCCAAGCTGCTCTTCAATCTTCTTGCGGTAGGCAAAGGCCAAGTGCTCGGAGACGTGGGCCATAATCTCTGCCCCCATCTTCTGGCCTTGAGGGCTTTGACCAATCTGCGCGGCGAGCAGGGGGTCTTGCAACAAAGACATATGCACAGCAATGTGTGCGTCATGGTCTTGGTAAATAAACGCTTTTGTTGGCTTGCCTGTCAGGAACGCCATGTTTTCCGACACAGGGTCGCGTGGCTTCATGTCATCTTCAATTGGAACCAGCTTGTCTGCGTTCTTGATTCCCAGAACCTCCAACATCTGACGGTGCAACTGCGGCAGGTCATAAATCTGAGGGGCTCCCTGCGCGAGTTGAATTGCAGCTTGGTACTGCATGATTCGCTGCGCCATCGTGGCGCTGTTGGGATCTGACACGGGGATTACATCCACCAAGTCATAGTCGCCCTGCTTGACCTTGCGGTTTCCTCCCTGAGGCACATACTCGTACTCGCCCGGGGTGTTGTCCCGGATAATTTCTTTGAGGAGTTTAAACTCCTCTTTCATAGAGTAGTGGACGCGGGCCTGAACCGCCGACATGGTCTTTAACTGTCGCTCAAGGATGGCAAGTGTCGTCCCGACAGGTGAATTGGCGCTCATGTCGCTGACTTTCATGTCAGCCACGGAACCGAGTCTGCGTGCTTCGTCAGTGATCTGGTTTAACAGCGCTAACAGGACTTGACTTGGCTCCTTATATGGCAAGGCCATAATGTTGTCGCGCACAGAGCCTGAAGGCACATCCACGTCACGGAATTCGCCCGGAGCGATTGGGGTGTCATCGCCCTTAATACGCAGACCCCGGGTTTTCAACCCGCCGGGGAGGTTGGACAGCGTACCAGCGTCAACCAATTGACGGATCAAAGAGGTGCCGGCACGGGCGTAGCCACCAATGATGTGGATCAAGCCCAGACCATAAACACCAAACCCGGGAACATAGGTGTATTGAACAAAATGCTGGCGCTTGAGCTTTAGCTCATCATCCTCATTCCAGTTGCGGCGGATAGCCAGAACCTTGGTTGTCCCGCGATCAATTGTTATTACATAGGGTAAAGCTATCTCATCCTCATCCTCATAGCCGGGGAGGTTGTAGTCAACACACATCTCCAGTACTTGGTAGCGGCTGTCATCGCTGAGGGTAAACCCTTGGTCTTCTGCCTTCTTCTTCTCAATATCCGAGAAATAAGATTGGGGCTCGCCAAGATCCACATCGCGGTAGAAACCTGCAACCTGAAGCTTCTTGATCTCATTCTTTGTCTTGCGCATGACGTGGGTAACACGTTCTGCGGTTCGGGCGTTAGACGCGCCATAGGGAATGATCAGGTCTTCTGCGGGAATAAACACGGAGATCTGACGGCCAATGCTCGGGTCGAAGTAAACCTTCTTGAATGCCGCGCCGGCCAGACCCAAGTTGTACAAC